TTGCTATTGGCGTTGGTGGTGCTTTGGCTGGTCGTGGAGCAGACCTGTTCATAATTGACGATCCTCACTCTGAGCAAGATGCAAAGTTAGGCAAACCAGAAGTATTTCTCCCTGCATGGGAGTGGTTTCAATCAGGACCAATCCAAAGGCTGATGCCAGGCGGAGCAATAATAGTAGTTATGACTAGATGGTCTAAATTAGACTTGACAGGACAGATAATTAACCAAATGGTTAAGAATGATGACGTTGATGACTGGGAAGTTGTTGAATTTCCTGCAATAATTGAGGATAAGGGCGGAAATGAAGCATCATTATGGCCTGAGTTTTGGCCCTTAGAGGAGCTACAGAGCAAAAAAGCGGCACTAGACATAAGATATTGGAACGCACAATACTTACAAAACCCAACTTCTGAAGAAGGTGCGCTAATAAAGCGAGATTGGTGGCAGATATGGGAAGAAGAAAACCCACCACAGTGTGAATTTATAATAATGACGCTAGATGCGGCTCAAGAGAAGAACAATAGGTCTGATTACAATGCGTTAACTACGTGGGGTGTCTTTTTTAACGAGGAAGTAGACAATTACAACATTATATTGCTCAACGCAGTTAAAGAAAGGCTAGAGTTTCCGGAGTTAAAGGAGTTATGTCTGGAAGAGTACCGAGAATGGGAGCCAGACTCGTTCATTGTAGAGAAAAAGTCTAACGGCGCTGCGTTGTATCAAGAATTTAGAAGAATGGGAATCCCTGTGGGAGAGTTTACTCCTGGAAAAGGGCAAGACAAGATTAGCCGCGTTAACGCAGTTAGCGATTTGTTTAGAAGTGGTATAGTTTGGGCTCCTGATAGACGATGGGCCAAAGAAGTTATAGAAGAGTGTAATGATTTTCCGTCGGGAGCCAACGATGACTTGGTTGATTCAACAACTCTAGCGCTAGCTAGGTTTAGGCAAGGTGGATTTATTAGGTTGCCTTCCGATGAAGAAGATGATATAAAGATGTTTAGAGGAAGAAACCATAAAAAATATTATGCCGTATAACTCTAAAGAAAAGTTGAGAGCATACTTAGAAAAAAACAAAGATCATATTAGACAGTTACATGTAGCAAGAGCCAGAAGATGGCAAGAAAAAAATAAAGTAAAAGCAGCAAGATTAAAAAGATAATGGGATTTAAACAATAAAGAAAAAGCCAAAAAAGCAAAAAAAGAATGGGCACGTAGAAATAAAAGTAAAAGAGCTACGTGGGAAGCACATAGACGAGCTTTAAAATTTAGAGCCACTATATATTTAACTAAAGAAGCTAAACAACAAATAGAAGACATGTATAAATTAGCGCAAGTTAAAACAAAAAACACAGGAATCAAATGGCATGTTGATCACATTGTGCCGTTAACTAAAAGCGGCTTACACAAGCCCACTAATTTACAAGTAGTTCCAGCTATATGGAACATATTAAAAAGCAACAGAAATTGTGACGTATATATAGAGGCAGAGTAAAAATGGCAGATATAGATAAAGGGTTATATGCAGCTCCAGAAGGAATTGAAGAAATAGCTGAATCAGAAGAAGCTATTGAAATAGAAATAGAAGATCCAGAAAAAGTTACTATTGGTATAGGTGATACGGAAATAGTTATTGATCCAGATAGAATGGATGATGATGAGTTTTCTGCAAATCTAGCTGAAGAACTAGATGAAAAATACTTAGCTGAAATTGCTTCAGATCTACTCGAAGATTTTTCTAATGATGTAAACTCAAGAAAAGACTGGCTTGAAACTTATGTTGATGGCTTAGAACTTCTTGGTCTTAAAATTGAAGAACGCACTGAACCGTGGGAAGGCGCATGTGCTGTCTATCACCCACTACTCTCCGAAGCCCTTGTTAAATTCCAAGCTGAAACAATGATGGAAACCTTTCCAGCTGCAGGCCCTGTAAAGACTTCTATTATTGGTAAAGAAACACCAGAGTGTATGGAGTCAGCTGCGCGTGTACAAGAGAATATGAACTATCAACTCATGGATAAAATGCCAGAGTATCGACCTGAACATGAAAGAATGTTGTGGGGACTAGGTTTAGCAGGAAATGCGTTCAAGAAAGTTTATTATGACCCAGCACTAGAACGCCAAGTATCATTGTTTGTTCCAGCTGAAGATATGGTTGTACCTTATGGTGCTTCTAACTTAGAAACAGCAGAGCGAATTACTCATGTAATGCGTAAAACAAAACAAGAAATTCATACACTACAAGAGATAGGGTTTTATAAGGATGTAGAATTAGGTGAACCTGATTATGATTTAGATACTGTTGAGAAAAAAATTGCAGAACAGATGGGCTTTGATGCAACTAATGATGATAGATATAAAATACTAGAGATGAATGTTAACCTTGACTTAGAAGGTTATGAAGATAAAGACGGAAATAGAAAAACAGGAATAGCACTTCCATATGTTGTAACTATAGATAAAGGCACTACAGAAATTTTAGCCATCAGACGTAATTGGAATCAGGACGATGATAAGAAAAAACGTCGTGAACATTTTGTACATTACGGTTATATACCAGGATTTGGATTTTATTGCTTCGGCCTAATTCATTTAATTGGAGGGTTTTCCAAATCAGGCACAATGCTATTAAGACAGTTAGTAGACGCAGGTACATTATCTAATCTTCCAGGTGGATTTAAAGCCAGAGGCTTACGTATAAAAGGTGATGATACACCAATTGGACCAGCAGAATGGAGAGATGTTGATGCGCCGTCTGGAACTATCCGTGATAACTTAATGCCACTACCATATAAAGAGCCAAGTCAAGTACTTGCTGCCCTAATGGATAAAATTATTGACGAAGGTAGACGTTTTGCTACAGCTGCAGATATGAAAGTATCTGATATGTCAGCTAACTCTCCTGTAGGTTCTACACTTGCCATACTAGAACGAACACTTAAAGTAATGTCGGCAGTTAATGCACGTATTTATTACTCAATGAAAAAAGAGTTTGGACTACTTAAAACATTAATAAGAGATTACACAGACCCTGATTATCAGTATGACCCCTCAACAGGAACACCAGGTGCTAAACAAGCTGACTACGATAAAGTTAGTCTTATTCCTGTTGCTGATCCTAATGCTGCAACAATGGCACAGAAGGTTGTTCAGTATCAAGCAGTTATGCAGATGGCTCAACAAAATCCAACTATATATGACTTACCAGAACTAAACAAACAAATGCTAACTGTATTAGGTGTTAAAAATATAGATAAACTTATACCAGATGAGGATGATGTAAAACAAATAGATCCTGTATCTGAGAACATGAATATCCTTAATAGTAAACCTGTTAAAGCATTTCTTGACCAAGACCACCAAGCACATATTGAAGTGCATATGGCGTTTGCTCAAGATCCTAAAATTAGACAGTTAGTAGGTCAAAGTACAAAAGCTCCTTTAATACAAGCTGCTATGGAAGCACATATAGCTGAACACGTGGCTTTCCAATATAGATTAGAAATTGAAAAACAATTAGGTGTACCGCTACCACCGGTAGATGATCCACTTCCAGTAGATGTTGAAAATGATATAGCTAGACTAACAGCAGAGGCTGCAGAAAAACTACTACAACAAAACAGTGCTGAAGTCCAACAAAAACAAGCACAGCAACAACAACAAGATCCGATTGTTCAAATGCAACAACAAGAGCTTGCAATTAAACAACAAGAAGCTCAAGCTAAAGCTCAAAAAATGGTAGCTGATGTAGAACTAGAAAAAGCTAAAATTGAAATAGATAAAATGAAAATTGATTCACAAGAAAGAATAGCTGGAGCTAAAATAGGTTCAGAAGTTAGCCAACAACAAGCAGAAAGAAATGCTAAAGATTTAATGGAAGGAACAAAATTAGGAATGCAAGCAACGCAGAAAAAACAAGACTTTGCACTGCGTGCAAAAGAATCTAGGATGCGTGATGAGACCGCTGCACATATGCAGAAGTTAAAAGACGAAACCGAGATAGATGTAACTAAAGATGAGGACAATACTAACTAATAAAAAGGATTAACATGACAGAGAAAGAAACGCTCTTATATTTATCGGGCCAGATAAAAGAGAGACGCAACGAAGTAACAGAAGATATGGCTAGAGGCACCGCTGACCTCGCAGGTTATCAGCATGCATGTGGACAAGTTAGAGGATTTGACCACGTTCAAATGTTTATTGCTGATATGATAGCAAACCTAACTAAAGACAACGAAGACTTTGAAAGTAGTCCTACGGATAGTGTTGTAAAGATAGGGGGTAAAAAATGACTATAGCCACCCCAGACCAAACAATAGTCTCCAGCTCTGGAGCACCTATTAAAACTAAAAATACTAAAACTACTGACGGTAAAAAAGTTAGCGAAGATGAAGCATTAGCTAAACTAACTTCACAGTTACCTGATGTTAAAGGATACCGCATATTATGTATGGTGCCTGAAGCAGAAGATACTTATGAAGGTGGAATTATTAAATCAGATTCTGTAAAACAATTACAAGAGCATGCAACAGTGGTCTTATTTGTTATGCAGCTAGGAGATTTAGCTTATAAAGACGATGCTAGATTTCCAACAGGAGCATGGTGTAAAGAAGGAGACTTCGTTATTACTCGTGCTTATGCAGGTACTAGAATTAAAATTCACGGAAAAGAATTCCGCATTATTAACGACGACACGGTTGAAGCTGTAGTGGATGATCCACGTGGCTACGAACGCGCATAAGGAGAAAAGCATGGCAGAGATAATAAATGAAATACCAGATGAATTAGATGTAAAAGGGGAAGAACTAGAAGTAGAATTAGATGAAGCTAAAAAAACTGAACCTGAAAAGTCTACAGCAGATGTTGAAAGAGTAGAACAAGAACCTAAACAAGAAGAGTTGTTTATAGAGGAAGAGGACGACACTCCTGCAGCTGACAAAGGTAAAGAACCACTACCTAAAGAAATGGTAGAAGATCTAGAAAAAGATGATTTAGAAGGATATTCTGAGCGAGTTAAACAACGTATGGCACAGCTTAAAAAAGTATGGCATGATGAACGACGAGCTAAAGAACAAGCTGCTAGAGAAAAAGAAGAAGCTATTGCCTATGCTCAAAAGGTATCTGAACACAATAGAAAGCTACAGACTACTCTTAGCACAGGAGAAGAAGATTATATTAAAACTGTATTATCTTCGGCTGAAACAGACGTTAGTATAGCTAAAAGAGATTATGGCGAAGCTTATGACTCTGGAGATACAGATAAAAT